CGACTCAATTAACCGAAGATAATTTTATCTTATTTAACAATTCTATGTGGGGCTTTAGAGAACCTAATTATATCTACGAGATAAGTTTTTATAGTACGGGCAAAATAAGTTTCCATGCGCAAAGTAAAAATGAATCTTTTGAGTTGCATACAGAAATTGACACTCAATTTATTGATAAGATAGCAGCCAAGCGAGGCGGTTACGGCACGATTCAAACAAAGCATGATGTTTTAATATATCTTAACAAAATTTTTGCACCTATTTATGAGTTGGCGCTGGAAGATATAAGAGAATCTATTGAAGATGATATTAAGGCCGCATCATGAGTCAATTATTAGTTAATATAATTTGGGCCGTATTTCTTAGCATAACTTTCTTTATATTGTTATGCTTTGAAATAGGCTTATTTTAAGAGGAGTAAATTATTATGAATGATTATACCTTAATAGATTTTTTAGGCGCTGTAGGGCTTTATATGGGCTTATTTGGCCTATTCATGGCAGCAGTTATAGGAGTGGCCCTATTCTTTGCTAAGATAGTGTTTCCTATAGATTAATAAGTTAATAAAGAAAGGAGTTTAAAACAATGAAAGAACATGAGAATCAATATGCTTATCAAGTTATGTGCTTTATGGATATTTTAGGAAAAAATAAAGATAAACTTAATGCAGATTGTTCAGAGGATTTGTTTAGCAAATTATCTGAATTAATAAAAGAATGTAACTATAATGACAATGATTTAAAAGTTGATAGATATAAGCATTGGCAAAGTTTTATTAAAAATAAAGTAGGAGGTTAACATGGATTTATTTGATAAATGCTTTAAGTGTGGTGAAGGTTCGGAATACTTTTCAATGAAAATATTTGAAAGTAAGAAAGACGGAAACAATACTTATTGTAATAAATGCTATGAGCAAGTTATTAAAACAAATTAATAAGTTATCAATGCAATTAAGAGGGCCTTCATTAGGCCCTTTTTTTTAGGCCGCAGCAAGTTGACAATAACAAGTGAATCAAATTAAATGTCAATAAAGGAAGGTAATAATATGACAAAAAAATTAATGAGAATATATAAAGGTAAACTATCAGAAGTTGCAGCGCAGATTAAACGGGAGGCCAAAGAAGATAAGATATATAACTTTCATTGGCTGCTAGATAAAATGCTTGCAGCTGGTAACATTACAGTTGAGCGGGCCGCAGAATTAAAAAGGCTTTATCCATCATCTAAACATTATAAAACAAGAAAATGAAAAACATTAAATATTGGATTAGAAATTTTTTGTGTTTTCGTTTTATATGGAGGAATAAATAATGGGTACTTATGGGCCAACAACGATTGATATAGATAAATTTTTTAGAAGTATAAAAGGAAGTAAAACTGAAAAGAGATTAAGGAAGGATATAAAAAAAGATGAAAAGAAAAAAAGAAAAACTGTTTAATTGGAAGGTAAAGCTACAATTAATTTTTGTAGTTTTAATGTTGGTGCTGCTTAATGCAATAGCACCAAAGCCATTTGCAAAGCATGAGCAAGTTGAATGTATTAATGTAGAGCAAAAATAATGAATTATCTTTCGATATGTAGTGGTATAGACGCCGTTACGGTTGCATGGAAACCTATGGGTTGGAAAGCATTAGGCGTTTCAGAAATAGACCCTTTTAGAAAAGCAGTATTAGATTATCATTATCCAGATATAAAAAATTTTGGAGATTTTACGGAGATAAAAAAAGATGACTTTAGAGAACCAATTGACCTTCTTGTCGGAGGAACGCCCTGTGTCAGTTTCTCAATGGCAGGACTTAGAGAAGGAATTACAGAAGATAGAGGAAACCTCGCACTTGAGTTTATTAAACTGGCTCAAAGACTTAGGCCGAAG